AAAGCTATGGGAACCAAGTATAGAAAATTCTTTGAACAACTTGAAGAAGGATCTAAACTAGAGATATTTGTTGGTGTAAGTGGTGCCAAGGGTAGTAACCCTCAACTAGCACGCTTGCATGCAATGATTAGAGAAATAGCACAAGAAATTGGTTACACCTTTGAAGAAGCCAAAATACAAGTGAAAAGATCTTCAGGCTTATGCTTTGTAAAAGATAAACAAGAGTATTGTAAATCCTTTGGGGACTGTGATAAAGATGAATTGAATTTAGCAATACAAGCTTGTGTTGAAATAGGTGACTTTGGTGGAATGCAATTACGCTAGTGTTATTTTTTTTTGAATTTGTTCTAGCTTTGCTTGCGCTTCCTCACTGCCTTCCATCATTAGCTTAGTAGCTTCTTTAAGGTCTTCATTAGTTGCAGATGTTTTGGTAGGCTTATTTAGCTTTTGGTCATATGCTGCAACCTTTATTGTTTGTAGTATTGAAAAAAGAGTGTAAATTTGTTTTTCCCAATTATCTAGAGTTACACCTTCCATTGGATTAGTTCCTTTTTGGTGTTGCTCAGTAATTTTGTCAAACTTTTTAAAAGTTTCACCCACAGTGCTAACTCTATCAGCAGTATGTATCATATCAGTAATAATATTTTGTAATGAAACAATATATACTGTAGATAATTCAAGGTTTTTGACTACATCTTTGTAATCCCACTGATCATAAGTTAAAAGTTTTTCTCCTGCCATAATAATAGATTTAATAAACAAATATACTATAAATTAATAATAAAAATGGAAATAGACATAAATATCTTAAGAGATAATTTAAATAATAAATTAGAAGAAAGCGGCTGGGACCGTATGCTTTCACCATATGTAAATGGTTTAAGCTTTGATCATATAATGAACACACTAGTTGAGAGTGTAGAAAACGGTAAACGTTTTACACCAAAATTTAAAGATGTGTTTAATGGATTTTATGAATGTCCTTATGATGATGTTAAAGTTGTTATAGTAGGACAAGATCCATATCCACAATTAGGTGTAGCTGACGGAATTGCATTTAGCTGTAGCAAAAAAGGTAAAGCTGAGAAATCTTTACAATATATACTTAAGCAGACTATAGGTGATTTTACTGACACAGGTAGAGTCATGTATACACCTGAAGAATGTGATTTAAGACGTTGGGCTAACCAGGGTGTATTATTAATTAATACAGCATTTACATGTGAGATAAATAAAATTGGTTCTCATTATGGTATATGGAAATCTTTTACAGAGTATGTCTTTGATAATATCAATAGGCACAACCCAAAAACAGTATTTATATTGATGGGTAAGAAAGCTGAAGCATGGCAAACTTTGCTTCCAAACTGTAAAATACTAAAGTGTTCTCATCCTGCATCAGCTGCATATAGAGGTGGTGAATGGGACTGTAATGACGTTTTTAACAAAGCAAATCTAGAACTAGAAAAGCAAGGTAAAACTTGCATAGAATGGTAATATTTATTACCTTTGATAACCTTAAAATATAACTTAAATGACTACTAATCAGGAACTTAACCAGAAGATAGAGATATCTGATTTTAAGAAGACTTTTTATGAAACTTACGGAGTAAAATTGTATATTTACACTCCCCAAGAAAAAAATAAAAAAGTACCGTTAGATGTATTTCATGATGCTGCTTTAACTGCATTACATGAAGACCAACCTAGATTTAGTAAAATTAAAACTTTACAAAATAGAACTAGATTCAGAGATTATCTTATATATGTACAAGTAATGTCTTACTTGGCCCATAAAGAAGGTCATAGTAAAACAAGTATAGGAAAATTTCTTAAACGCAATCATGCAACTGTTATCAATTCATGTAAAATGATTGAGAATGGGTTTTTCAGCAATGATAAAACAGTTATGTATGCTTATGATAACACTTTAAAACAATTAGAAGATTATGTGGGAACTATTCCAAAAGATACTGAAAGCAAACCTGACACCAAACCAGAGCTTGATCCTATTTGGTATGAAGCAAAAAATCTCCTTACCAGAGGTAGTATCAAAGGATAGAGAAACATTGGTAAGGAAAGGCTTTTTAGAACTAAAAGAAGGCAAGTATACTATGACACCACAGGCTTTAGCTATATGTGGAACTTTAGATAGTTATTTTATTAAAGCTAAGAAGAAAACTGATATCCAATTAATGGGTAAAGACTTTGTAGAAAAGATAAATAACTATAGAGAAGTATTTCCTGCTAAGAAATTACCAAGTGGTAAGCCTGCAAGAAATAATGTCAAAGCTTTAGGAGAAGCATTTAGATGGTTCTTTGAAACATATGATCATACATGGGAGGAAGTGCATAAAGCAACTAGAATGTATGTTAATGAGTACAGGGATGCAGACTATATGTATATGCAAACCAGTCAGTACTTTATATGTAAGCAAGATAAACACAGAGTAAAACATTCTACATTAGCAGATTACTGTGATATGATAGTAGAAGGGGTAAGTACAGAAGATGAACACTTTAAAGAAAACGTAGTATGAGTAAACCAACACCAGCATGGGTGGGCCAATATACAGCCTTCAATGATGCACTAAAATATATGTACGCTAGGTCAACAGGAGATGAGAAATCAATTTACACTCCGTGGCCTAAGTTTAATGATGCAGCTACTGATGGACTAGAATGGAATACCCTAACTGTTATTGGTGGAAGACCTGGTTCAGGTAAAACTCTGATTAAAGATCAGATTATACGTGAGTCTTTTATGCTTAATCCTAATGATGAGTTTAGAGTATTGGAATTTCAATTTGAGATGGTTGGTAGAACATCAGCTATTAGAGAGTTTAGTTCTATAACAGGTAAAACTTATAAAGAGTTATGTAGCGCAGGTTCTGTTCTAAGTACAGAAACATTAAACAGTTGTCATCAGTATGCAAAAGAAAGAGTAAAGTATCCTGTGGACATTATATCAACACCATTGACTGTAAATCAAATGCGTGATCAAATTGATCAGTATATGACTAAACATAAAGGTGTGAAAACTATAATTACATTAGATCATACAATGCTTGTAAAGAGAGCGCCCTATCAAAACAATTCATTAGATATGTTATTTGAGCTAGGTGAATTCTTTACACAATGTAAAAGAGATTATCCTTGTTTATTTATTGCATTGTCACAACTTAATAGAAATATTGATAACCCTGACAGAGCAATTGATGGCAAGTATGGTAATTATATTCTTGAGTCAGATATATTTGGATCAGATGCTATGCTGCAACATGCAGATATGCTGATTGGTATTAACCGGCCAGCTAAGCAGAAGATTAGGTTCTATGGACCTGATAGATATATTATAGAAAATGATAGGACGTTGGTATTGCATTTCTTAAAAGCAAGAAATGGTGATGCAAGAATGAGTTTTTTCAAAGCAGAATTTGAAAAGATGCAGATTGCAGAAATGGCTACTCCTGCACAACAAGAACGTAGATGATAAGCACTAAAAAATTAAAGACAGAAATTATGGGATTAACTCCTGAAGAACGTAAACAAAAAGTAAATAAATTAAAAGAAGAGCATGAAGATTATTTTCAAACAAGTGGTAATCTAAATGCACTGTATATACCAAAGATGGCCTACAGGCCTAAAGGTAAAGATGAATTGCATGTATCATTCTTTCCTAGTGAACTAGAGAAAGATAAAGATATTTATACAGAGTTTGTAAGTATTGACTATGATTCTGAAGATCCAAAAAGAACATTGTATTTGCACAGAGCAAATCCACATTGGAAATCAGAATATGAATTAGTTACATCTAGCTCTGGATTTCAAAGACATCTTATACCTGTAAGTGAATTAAAAGTTATCAATGATATAACTTCTAGAAATGGTTCTGTAATAGAAGAACCTAAATTTGTAGCAGACATAGGTAAAACATTATTTGATTTACCTAATCCTGATGCAGGTACAAGTACAGATCTAGTTGATAAACTTGAAGATATCAATCAAACATTAATAACATTAACTAAAGTAATCAATAAATTAATCAAGTAAACATGGCAAACAGCGTATTAGTAATTGCTGATTCAGGGACAGGAAAGTCTACCTCAATCAGAACATTAGATCCAAAAGAGACTTTCATTATAAACATAGCAAATAAACCTTTACCTTTTAAGGGTTGGAAGAGTAAGTATACTCAGATAACTAAAGACAATCCTAAAGGTAATCTTACCTCTGCTGCTACAGCACCAGGTATTATTAAAGCAATGCGTCATGTAAATGACAAAATGGGCCACATCAAAACTATTGTAGTTGATGACTGGCAATATATGAGTTCTTTTGAATACTTTGATAGAGCTAATGAAAAAGGATATGAAAAGTTTACTCAGATTGCAGCTAACCTAGCACAGGTTGCTAAGTTGCCTAAAGATCTAAGAGAAGACTTGACTATTATTTTCTTAACTCACTCAGAAGATTCAACTGATATAAATGGAAATAGAAAGATTAAAGCTAAAACTGTTGGTAAAATGATTGACAACACTTTAACTTTAGAAGGTCTATTCTCTATTGTTTTATTTGGAAAAGTAAATAAAAATGATGATGGTGAACTTATCTATGGTTTTGAAACCCAAAACAACGGAGAGAACACATGTAAATCACCAATGGGTATGTTTGATGATAAGTTTATTGCCAATGACCTACAATTTGTAACCAGTTGTATTGAAGAATACAACAAATAAATTAATAATTAAAATCAAAAATTATGTTAAGTACTAAAGACATGTCTGCCGGATCAGGTGGAACAAAACCAGTTATTGGAACAGGAAATCAAAAAGTATTGATCAACTCAATTACATTTGATCAAACACCATATGATATGGATGCATACAATATTACATTGCATGTAGAAAGTGAGCCTATTGTAGGTGAATTTAATGGATTCTTAAAGGATGTTAATAATCCTAATGGTGAGCGTTATGCAGGCCAAGTAGGTAGAGTTAGATTCTCACCGTATCCATTTAAAGATGCTACATTAAATAATGGTAATGAAATCAGCAGAGATACAGAAGTATTGAAAGCTATGGTATTTTTATCTGAAGTAGTTGGTAAGAGAAATGAACTTGATGCTATTGAAGCAAATACTATTGAAGACTTTATGATGAAAGCTGCAAATATTTGTTCTCAAACAGGTTATGTAAATGCATGCTTGGGTGCACGTGAATGGGAAAACAAAGAAGGTTATGTAAATAATGATTTGTTTCTTCCTAAGAGAAATAGAATGGGTGTACCTCTTGAAAAAGTAGATGCAGAAAATTCTAATCTTATTACATTTGACAAGAATGATACTAATCATTTCCGTCCTATGGTAAAGAAAGAATCTGCACCTGCTAATAACTTTGAGCCAGCTCCTACTGCAGGATCTGACTTTGAACTTTAATATCTCCAATTAGAAAGAGTGGGCTCAGTATATTGCTGGGCCCATTTCTTTTTAATATCTTTGATTTTATGTTTAACACAAAAAACATTGTAGGAGAAGGACAAGATGTACCAAGCACTTGGGTATTTCAATATTACTTAGATCTTCCTGAACAGCTTACTGGTCAAGATGTTAAGATTAAATCTATATTTAATCCTAATGAAAGAACACCTAGCTTTTGCATATATGTAGATAAATCTATTATGCAGTATAAGTTCAAAGACTTTTCAACAGGAAAGAGTGGTAATAAAGTAGACCTAATTAAACTTGTATTTAATCTTGAATACCACGGAGCCATGACAAGGATGGTAAGTGACTATAATAAATATGTTAGGTCATCAGAATATGTACAACCAAAGTTTCAAGCACAGTCTAAGTGGAAAATTGATTTCATAAAAGAAAGAGGTTGGACCACAGAAGATAGAAAATTTTGGTTATCATTTAGAATTGGTAAAACAATGCTAGATGAGTACAACGTTAAGCCTATTGATTATTATAATTTAATTAAAGAAGGATCTGGAGAAGTAAACAAACTTACTATTGGCAGTAAGTGGTGTTATGGATACTTTGATAAAAATAATGAAGTTTATAAGATGTACCAACCCTTTAGTAAGAAGTACAAATTTTATAAAGCCAAGTCATATTTGCAGGGTAAAGATCAACTTAAATTTGATCAGCCTTATTTAGTTATTTGTTCCTCTCTTAAGGATGCTATGTGCTTGAAGAGCATGGGTTATAACATAGAAGTTATTAGTCCTGACTCAGAGAACACTATGATTAAACCTCATATAATAGAGCATCTAAAGAAGAAGTACAAAAAAATAATAACTCTTTTTGATAATGATGAAGCAGGTAAACATGCTGTAGATATGTATGCAAAAACATATAATATCTATGGATTTGTACCAACTATATGCAAAGACATATCAGA